ATGAAATATGTACTTTCAAAATTGGGTGCTCACCCATTCAAAGAATTACGCATATACGCAGCGAAGCAACGAGAAGAAAAGCAAATCCCAATACTTGAAGAACAAAATGATAAATATGATAAGAAACCTAAACCAAGACCTAAACCCCGAAGTGGTGGTAACAATTGGTTTGGATAAAATGGAGAATATATGAAAGAACAAGTTTATATAGGTGAACTATTGTTAGAGGTAATGCCACCTAATTCACTATTAACAATTGCCAACAGTACAAAAACATTATTAATTGTTAAAAATGAGACAAATGAGAATTCAACAGTCCCAATTGATACGTCAGATTGGATTGCTGGATTATATTCATATGTACTTAATAGTGGAACTATGACAATAACAACAATAAATGTTATTAATCCAATGGCACAGACTGATCGCCTAATTGAGCTACAGAAGCAATTAAATGATATTAATGATCTAATAACTGCCCGTATATCTGGTGATGTATCTCAATTAACTATAAATAATAAAACATTGATACATGAGAACCTTGATACATTGCTGAATTTAAAAAACTCAATTACAAAACAAGTTAATACCTTGAAGAAAAAGATAATTAAAAATAGTAACAATGGGTTCTTTAAATCAATTATACATTGTCGCACTCGATAAAAAGGAGACACAAGGATGTGGCCTTTTAATAAACAACAACCACAAGCAATACCAGTACTACCAGCAACACGTCACCACAAAACAAGTAGAAAATATAATAATAACAATACGAGTGTTAAAAGAGATTTGGATAATATTCGCAACTTACCGAGTCAAATATTGGGTCAGTACGGTAATGGTGTTAATAACGTCTCTATCAATGCCGTCCTACGTCAGAGTTTAACGAGTGTCAGGGATGCTTGCCGCTCTCTGGTTATCCAGAATCCTTATGCTCGACGCTATGTTCAATTAAGTTCTCAACAAACCGTAGGGGCAGATGGAATAACAGTACGTCCTCAACCTTTGTCACATGATGGAACTGTGAATCAAGTACTGGCGGATCAACTTGATAAATTGTTCTACCAATGGGGCGAGAACGCTTCCGAATTCTCTTTTGATGGATCGATGAGTATAGATATATTCCAACAAGTAATAGAACGTACAAGAGCTACTGATGGGGAGTGTTTCATACGCATTCACAAGAATCATAATAAAGTACAGGTAGAGCTAATCGATAGTGCCCGAATCCCAAGTACTAAGAATGAACTACTTAATGATGGGTCATATATTAGTAATGGAATTGAGTTTAACGAATGCGACCAAGTACAGGCATATCATGTAGCTAAGGTTCATCCACTTAATTACACGATAAGTACAAATGATTGTCAGAGAATACCGGCAGAAGAAATAATCCATTACTTTATTCCAGAATTCCCAAAACAACAACGTGGTATTCCCGATCTAATTGCCAGTATCAAAACACTTAACGATTTTAACGCATATCATGAAGCAGCAATCATACAGAAGAGACTCGCTTCTTCTGCCATGGCATTCATAACAAGTACTGACAATAATCAGGATGAGTTATTGAATGATAGTAACGATGAAGATAGAGAAAGTATAGAGTATTTCCAAGCTGGAACTATATACGAATTACAGTCAGGGCAACAGATCCAAACTGTAAACCCACAGGCTGGTACTGACAAGATTACAGAATTTAGCGATTCAGTATTGACCACCATCTCAACGGGGTTGGGAATTCCAAAAAGTATGTTAACTGGCGATACACAAAACGCTTCATTTTCTGCCGCGAAGATGGCAGATCGTATTAACCGTGATGGTATGAAAACAAAAAGTAATTTGATGATAAGTAAAGTACTGAAACCTATTTTTAAACTTTGGCTATCAAACATAATGATAAATAAATTAAAGAATCTTTCTTTTAAAGATTTCGACGAATTATCCAATTGTTCTTTTATTTTACCAAAATCAATTTCGTTAGATCCAAATAAAGATGCTCAATATGAGGCAACTTTATTAGAAATGGGTGTCAAGTCAAAAGCTATGGTAATGCGTGATTTAGGTTATGAACCTCAACGTGTATTCGAAGAGTTAGAACAGGAACGCGAACAGGAACAATTGATAAATAAAGATATGGAAATTAATAATAATAATGTTCAAGGAAACGAACTAAATGAACAAATTGAAAATGAAGATGAAGAAACAGACGAGGGAGATCAATCTATCAATTGATGATATTGATACCTCCGATAATACCGTAATGTTAGCTTTCAGCTCAGAACAACCAGTAACCCGTAATATTAATGGAACTGACTATAACGAGATCCTACTTCATGGAGTAGACAACGTTGATATGTCCCGCCTAAATAATAAAGCAGCATTATTGTTTAATCACGATTTTGATAAACACATTGGTATTATTGAAAGTGCTTCAATCGATAACGACAAGAAAGGCCGAGCAATTGTTCGCTTCTCATCCGTTGGATTGGGTGCTGAAAAATATCAAATGGTACAAGAGAAAACATTAACTAAAGTATCTGTAGGTTATGAAATTTTAGATTACACAATCGATGGTGAAAATCTTTTAGTTAATAAATGGTTCCCTTATGAAATCTCAATGGTTTCAGTGCCAGCCGATGATTATGTAGGTGTTGGTCGTGGTCGTTCAGAAGATGAAGAACAATTTGATTTAATGGTCGCGAAATATCGTGAAGAAGTTGAAGAACTAATTCGCGAACAAGAACAAGAAGAAAGTACTGAATCAGATGAAACAATTGAACAAGAAGAAGTTGTAGAAGATGAAGTTCGTGATGAAAGCAATGAACAAGATTCAGAATTTAATCTTATGGTTGCGAAATATCGTGAAGAAGTTGAAGAACTAATTCGCGAACAAGAAGAAGATGAATCAGAAGTTCAGGATTCAGAAGAAACAGAAGAAGATGAAGAAACAGAAGAAGAAAGAGTTGAAGAAATTGAAGCTATTTCCCGCACTCTTAAAATCTCTAATGTAATTCGCGATAAAGCAATAAAAGAAGGTATGAGCGTTTCAACGTTCAAAAAACGTATTTCAAATAATAACAATATTATCAAGGATGATAAAAAAATGACTAATAAGTTCTCTCTAAACGATGCGATTCGTTCAATCATGGATGGTACAAGTAACAATCTAACGCAAGGTAAAAATGGTGTTCAAATCCCATTTGAAGCGTTTGAACGTGCTTTACGTGCTGGTGCTGGTGTTAATACTACTAACGCAAAAGGTGTAATTTCAAATGAAGTACTTTATGGATCATTTATTGACGTATTACGTGCTAATAGTATTTTAGCTAACTTCCCAATTCAAATGTATACCGGACTAACCTCAGAAATTTCAATTCCAAAATTGAGTTCAGATTTCACTACTGCGTTTGGATTTATCGCGGAAGATGGTACATCACCTGAACATGACGCAAACTTTGAATCGATCAAATTGGTCCCTCGTAGCTTCTCTGGTTCAGTCCCATTAACTCGCTCAGTATTAAAAAGTTGTCCAATTATTGAACAGATTGTGAGTCAGGCAATTGTTGCCGGTTCAGCAGAACGTTTAGAAAACCTAATTATGGCTGAAATTGTTTCTCAAACCATCGCTCAGGGCAACGTAACTAACGTAATCAAATATGATTACGCTTCTATTGTCGAAGTAATGGGTAAATTAGGCGATTTTGGTGTGAATTTTGGTAATATCGCTGCCGTAATGTCTCCAAGTACTAAAGCAACATTACGCAATACATTACGTGGTGCTAATACTGCCGCAGTATATCTATTAGATGATAAGTTACTGTGTTCCGTCCCTGCTTTCGATTCTAAAGTACTCGCAGGTTTGGGTGACTTTGTAATCTTAGGCGACTTCTCTAACATCGCTATTGGTGAATGGGGTTCATTAGAACTTGATATGGATGATACTACCAACCGTAATAAAGGCTCTGTGATTGCTCGTGTATGGGCCGATATCGATTTCAAACTAACTCGTCCAGAAGCATTCCACGTGATCCGCATCCAAGCAGGTAAGTAAATATGAGAGCATTCACCAATAAAGATAAAAAAATTATGGTGGCTGCTTTCGGTGAACCTCTATTATTATGTACTGGAGTATCAATTATGGTACTCCACGAACAATTGGAAGTAGTATTTGAAGAAATGGTAAGTACTGAAAGATATTTCTCATGTGCTTTGGAAGATATATCCCTGAAATCACAATTTACAATAAACGGTAAGCACTATGTCGTCCGTAAGATAGTTGATGATTTCAGTGGGATTGTTAATGTTTATTATGAGGCCATACAATGAAAAGATTTGATATAAAAACTACAATAGTCGAATTATTAAAATTGAATGGCCTTATAGTAAGATATCCAACGGCATCCAGTATACAGGAAGATACTTACACTTTATTTTCTGGTGATATGAGCGAATCATATAATCCAGTAGGTATGGACAAGACTAAAGTATACGCAGAATTAGATATTGATTTTGTAGTACTGGCATATGATGAGCAATTGTGTAATACAATACTAACGCAAGTATTGGATATTATAATTCAAGATAGCACTTATGTTGTACTTTCTGAAGTAGGTATTAAGGTATCTTCCATAACAATTTCTCAAGGTTTTTCAAATTCTGACAGAGATTCATCCGATATAGCTTACGCATATGGACAAACAATAAAAATAAATTATATAGAAGGGTAAATTATGGGAGATATTTTCACGGGGAGTAAAACATATTTGATGTATTGTGATGATCTTTCAAACACATCACCAAAAAATACAAACTTCACACAATTAAAAAACCTTGCTACCTTTCCAACTTTCCAACAAACATCCGAAGTCAAAAAAATAGAAACATACGACTCTGAATATTCAAATGTTCAATTGGGTTCCATGAATATAGAGCCAATAACAATAACACTAAATTATGTACTTGATGATCAAGTACTCGATAATTACTACAATGATAGTACAGAATTTCAATTAATGTTGTGTATGGAAGATTCGGATGATGTTTTGAATTACATAATTCTAAATGGACAAATAACATCAACACAGATTGATGGTGATAAGGATACCCAAGTGACCAAGAAATACTCATTTGAAACAACCGACATACAAACCCGTGGATCAATTGCAAATACCGAATTATATCGTGGTGATTTTGGGGTTGGTTCTGATTCAACTAATTTTCCACAGAATAATAACAGTTCGGGGAATGGTTTTTTCCTATTAGATAAAAACGCAGCTAACAATAGTCTTGGTGTTGATCTAATCGGTACACAAACAGTTAATAATGGTAAAACGTCGCAGATGTTAATTACTGATACTGGTACAAATCCAATACTAAGAGTTCGTTCTAACAATGG